CCTCTCTGCCACGTCACCGGTCAGGACTGCTACCACCTAGTCACCGTGTACGGCGAAGAGATCGGATCCCGCATGAGCACCCCGGACCTGTGATGTTCACCTGTGACTGCGGGTCCGAGTACACGTCAGCGATCGCCGCGATGTACTGCTGCGACATCGCCGCACCCGGCCCCGCAGACGACGACCACACGACACGCCCCCACTACATCCTCGGGTACGACTAGATGTCGAAAACCCCACGGAACGCGAACGGACACCGCCGCCGCGAACTACGCACCAGGGTCATCGCAGAAGAAACCCACTGCGCACTATGCGGGGGGTGGGTAGACAAAACGCTCGGGATGACACCGGGGCACCACGGACCCCGGTGCCCCGGAGGCACGTGCACAGGATGCATCCCAAACGACATGCGAGCCGAAGTCGACGAAGACATACCCGTCAGCCGCGGCGGATCACCATACGAACGCAGCAACTGCCGCCTCATGCACAGACACTGCAACCGGTGGAAATCCAACCGCACACTCACCGAAGCCAAAGCCGCACTCACCACCCGGGGCACCACACGAGGAGCACACACCACCAACCTCGTCACATGGTGAAAAGACACCACGCACACCCCCGAAACAGCACCAGGCGCCACCCCCTCCCCCCGGACACCCCAGGCCCACCCGCGGCATTGGGCCGTTCTATCTACGACGTTTTTTCTTGCGAGGAGGCGGACATGACTCGCACGAACCCGTTGCGGGCGGTGGGCGATGATGAGGCGCCGCCGAAACCCAAGACTCTCGCCGAGGCGATCGAGGGGGGCAACTACCTTGAGATCCTGCTAGCGCAGCGGGCGGAGATTGTCGAGGATCTGCCTGCAGAGAAGGGCCCGGCGAAAGCTGCTCTTCACCGTCAGGTGTCTCTCTTGTCGAAGGAGATCGAGACGCTTCGGGCTAAGGGCGCCGAGGACACCGAGGGTGGTGCCGATGTCGATGACGCGGAGTTTGACGCCGCGGCTATCTGAGGCCGCTAGACACGTCATCATCCCTTCGGGGATCAAGACCACTTCGTGGCCGAGTGTGAAGGCGGAAGCTAAGCGTCTCGGCATTGATTTCGATCCTTGGCAGGACGGTGCGGGCTCTATCGTCTTCGGGCGCCGCGAGGACGGGTCGTTTGCGTCGTCCGTCGGCGGGAATGTGATGTCAATCCCGCGACAGGTTGGGAAGACCTTCTTCCTTGGCGCTATTGCATTTGCGCTGTGCATGTTGCGACCTGGAATGCTTGCGATTTGGACTGCCCATCAGTTGCCCACGGCAGGGGAAACCTTTCGGTCGATGCAAGCCATGGCGAAGCGGCCGAAGGTTGCGCCATATATCAAGCAGCTGCGCGTCGGCTCCGGGGACTGGTCGGTTGAGTTCGAGAATGGGTCTCGCATACTCTTCGGCGCCCGGGAGCGTGGTTTCGGGCTGGGCTTCACCAAAGTCGGTCTGCTGATTCTCGACGAGGGACAGCGGGTCACCGAGAAGACACTTGACGATCTCGTGCCGACGATGAACCAGGCCGTGGACCCGCTTCTTTTCATGGTGGGGACGCCGCCGCGCCCGACTGACATGGGTGAGGAGTTCAAGAGGCGTCGTCGTGAGGCACTGTCTGGCGAGAGCGATGACATGGTCTACATCGAGTGTTCAGCAGATCCTTCGACGCGTGTCTCGTCGTGGAGGCCTGGATTCATTGACTGGGAAGCGGTTGAGTCGGCGAATCCGTCCTTTCCGTCGAGGACCCCCCGCACGGCGGTACAGCGCATGCGCAAGAATTTGGGCGACGCATCGTTTCAGCGTGAGGGACTCGGAATCTGGGATGACGACGCTGAGGGTACACGGCGGTGGTCTCACGAGTTTTGGAAGACCGCGGAGACGGATATCGCGCCGTCGGAGGGTGTTCGTTCGTTCGGGGTGGCGTTTTCGCTTGACGGGTCGCGGGTTTCGACCTGTGGTGCGGTGAAGCATGCAGACGGGGTGCACGTTGAGTTGATCGCCGCCTACTCGGGTCCGACTGATGCGGGTGTTGACGCGCTTGCGGACTGGCTTACGGAACGGTGGCGGAAGACGGCGTGGATCGCGATCGCGGGTGCCGCCGGGGCCGCGTTGAGGACCGCGTTGCGCGACCGTGGCGTCCCTGAGCCCGTTATCAAGGTCATGTCTACGACGGACTACTTCGCGGCGAACACGCTCGCAGAGGATGCGATCCGGTCGAGGACGGTCACACACTCTGTCGGTGTGGCTGGCGACTCGCTGGATGCGTCGGTGGCTGTGTCTGACGCGAAGAAGCGCGGAACATCGGGTCAGTGGGGTTGGTTCGCGACTGTTCCTGATGGTGATGAGACGCCCGTGGAGGCGTGGTGCGTGGCTTATTGGGCCGCTCGCACGTCGAAGAGAGTTCCCGGACGAAAGCAGGTGCTTCTGTGAGTGCTTTCGTCGGTGTGTGGTCTGCTCCCCAGTTTGTTTCGGGTGTTGATGACGTTGAGCTCGACGCCATCAAGGGGCTGTTCAACGTGTGGATGGCGACGAACCAGCGCAATGTGCTCCGGTCGAAGTATCGGGACATGAAGGTGCGAATCAAGCCGTCTGGCAACATTCCGCAGGAGGCTATCGCCCGGGTCGAGGCGGTGTCGGAGTGGCCGGACAAGGCTGTGACGGCTTTGGCTGAGCGGTCCGTGTTCGAGGGGTTCGTGACGCCCGGTGGTGAGCAGGATCCTTTCGCTTTGCGTGGGTTGTTGAAGCAGAACCGATTCGACCTTGAGTTGCCGCAGGCCGTCGAGTCGGCATACACCCATTCGTGTTCGTTCATCACGACCGCTCTTGGTGATGTTCAGGCGGGGGAGCCTGAAGTCCTGGTCATGGCGCGGGACGCGACGTGGTCGGCGGCGCGGTGGGATTCTCGTCGCCGTGTGGTGCGGGACATGCTGGCAGTCACCGAGACCGATGATCAGGGCCAGCCGACCGCGATGGACGTGTTGCTCCCCGACGTTGTGCTGTCGTTGACGCGTCGGCCGTCCGGGTCATGGGTGGCGGCACGCCGGGCAAATCGGCTGGGGGAGGTGTTGGCGGAACCGATCGTGTACGCGCCGTCGCTGACGCGCCCGTTCGGGCGGTCGCGGATCAACCGGGCTGTGATGAACATCACCGATCGTGCCCTGCTGACAATCGTGCGCTCCGAGATCGCATCGGACTTCTATGCCGTGCCCCGCACAGCGCTCCTTGGCGTTGCTGAGGATGCGTTCCGTAAGGGTAAGTGGCAGGCCGCTATCGATGTGTTCCTTGCGTTCACGCGTGACGAGAACGGTGACGCGCCCGATGTGAAGCAGCTGCCGCAGATGACGATGCAGCCGCTGACGGACATGTACCGGATGATCGCGACGCAGTTCTCGGGTGCCACGGGGGTTCCCGTGTCGAACTTGGGAATCGTGACCGACAACCCTCCGTCTGCGGAGGCTCTCTACGCTGATGACCGTCGCCTCGTAAACACGGCGCGCGCGCAGAACAGAATCATGGGTTCCGCGCTGTCGCGTGTCGCGAAACGGATCGTTCGTCTGCGCGACGGTGACACACCGGGGCTTGATGACATCGACGTGTCATGGGCGAATCCGTCTTTCACTTCCCCGTCGACGTCGGCGGACGCGTTGGTGAAGCTGTCGTCTGTTTTCCCGTGGCTGTCTGACTCTGAGGTTGCGTTGGAGTTCGCAGGATTCAGCCAGGCGGAGATCACGCGGCTGCTCGCTGACAAACGGCGTTCGGAGGCGAGTTCTCGTATCACTCAGCTTGTGGATGCGGCGAGGGGGCTGAGGAATGTCGGCGCAGCAGGTGGGGGAATTCCGGGAGGCGTCGGGGGCTCTGGTGTCTCTGATGCAACAGCAGCTTCGGGACCTTCTGGCAACGTTCAACCAGGATAGTGATCCGGTCAGGGTCCGGGATGTGCTGCTTCAGTACTTCCCGGATTTCATGACTGCTTACGGTGACACGGCGGCCATCCTCGGCGCTGATTTCTACGATCAGCTTCGGGAACTTCCGCCGTCTGCTGGTTCCGTTGCGTCGGTCTTCGCCCAGCCTGCGAAGACGGCTCAGTCCGAGGGGTCCGTCCGGTGGGCAACTGGTTTCTTGTTCGGCGATGACCCGTCCTTCGACGCGTTCACATCAGCTCTCTTGGGCGCTTCGCAGCGTCTGGTGATGCAGCCCGCGAGGGAAACTATCGACCTTCTGGCCCGCAATGACGCACGGTCGGGGAAGGTGGCTGCGGTCAGGTGGTCGCGTCAGTTGTCCGGTGCGGACAACTGCGACTTCTGCCGCATGCTTGCGGGCCGTGGCGTGGTCTACCGGTCAGCACAAGCAGCTGGTGCAGTGATCGGTCGGGGCTCTGACCGGTCTGGGTTTGACGAGGACGGTAATCGCCTCGTCGGCGGCATCGGCGGCGGGGTGAAAGCGCGCGGAACTAAACGGCTTGCTGCCTCCTATCACGACAACTGTGACTGCGTAGCCGTCCCCACGTTCTACGAGCGTCAAACCCGCGTCTTCAATGTGCGCGGGTATGACCGAACCGAAACAGTACTCGCGCCCATCGGTTCCTGATCTTCCACGGTGCACACCGTGGCGTGCCCGCCTTCCGGTGGGCGTTACCAATGTGCCCGCACGGGCATACGACACCATCGGAGGGCCGCATGGCTGACAACGAGACCCCGCAGGGGGAGACGGCTGAAACACCGGCACAGCAGGAGCCGAAGGAAACCGACTGGAAGGCGGAGGCCCGTAAATGGGAGGACCGCGCGAAGGCGAACCTGGCGACTGCGAAAGCAAACGAGGATGCCGCACGGCGTCTCGCTGAGATCGAGGAGTCATCCAAGACGGAGGCGCAGAAGGCTCTGGACCGCGCCGAAGCTGCGGAGAAACGTGCCGCTGAGATGGAACTGCGTTCGGTTCGTGCCGAGGTCGCTGCCGCGAAGGGTGTCCCGGTGGAACTGCTCGCCGGCAGCACACATGCGGAGATCGAAGCATCCGCTGACGCGCTCCTCACCTTCCGTGGCGAGGCCCCGAAGGGTCCCGTCATCCCGAATCAGGGGAAAACTCCGGGCCCTGCCAGTGCGGGCACGCCCGCCCAGGTCTTCGGTGAATTCCTCACCAACCAACTCAACCGCTCCTAGGAGGAGATCACATGGTCACTCAGCTCTCGAGTGTCGCCCCCACGCTGCTGCCCCCGGAGGTCACGCAGCCCATCTTCGAGAAGACGCAGGAGGTGTCCGCCGTTCAGCAGCTCGCCCGTCGAGTCCCGCTGTCGATCGCGGCGAACACCGCGATCCCCGTGTCGATGGACATCCCCGCCGCCGGGTGGGTGTCGGAAGGCCAGGCGAAGCCGGTCGGTTCCGGCGCGTTCGGCGTGAAGATGATGACCGGTAAGAAGCTGGCCCTCATCGTCCCCGTGTCGGAAGAGGTCGCACGCACGAACCCCGCTGGCCTGTACGACCAGCTCAAGCAGGACCTCCCGGTGGCACTGTCGCGGTCGTTCGACCACGCCTGCATCCACGGCAAGGATCTGCGCACCGGCGGTGCCGGCCCGTTCGCGGACTATCTCACGAAGGGCGCTTCCACCGTCGAACTCGGTACCGCAGCATCCTCGGCGGGAAGTACGTACAACGACCTGGTCCAGGGTGAGAAGCTCGTCGTCGACGCCGGCTACGACTTCAGTGGATTCGCGGCAGACCCGCGTCTCCGCCCGACGCTGAAGCTCTCCACCGATGCGCAGGGCCGGCCTCTCTGGGTCGACAACCCGGCGCTCGGCTTCCAGGGCGGAAACCTGATCGGCTACCCGGCGTACTACAACCGGGGTGTTTCGGGATCGTACCGTCGGTCCGGAAACCGCATCCAGGTCGTGACCATCACGGGTTCCCCGACGGGTGGTACGTTCCGGCTCGGCATCGGTGGTGTCTTCACCACCGATCTCGCGTACAACGCGGCATCGTCGGCAGTGCAGACCGCTGTCCGAGCCATCGGTGCACCGTGGGCTGGCGCGACCGTATCCGGTTCCGCTGGTGGCCCGTACACGATCACGCTGTCGCCCCTCGGCGGAGCGGTCGCCCCCATCGTCGCGGCGTCGGCACTGACCGGCGGCACCAACGCGACCGTCACCGTGGGAGCTTCGCCGTCGATCGACACGAAGCTCCGCGCGATCGGTGGCGACTGGTCGCAGGCGGCGTGGGGCCAGGGCATGGACATCACGATCCGCATCTCGAATGAGGCCTCGGTCGTCGACGAGAACGGCAACACGATCTCCGCGTTCCAGAACAACCTCGTTCTGCTGCTCGTGGAGGCCTACTACGGCTTCGTGAAGTCCGACGCGCTCGGCGCCTTCGTCACCTACACCGACGCGGCCTGATCGAAAGGGGGTGCGCCATGTATGCAACGATCTACGACCTCGAAGCTAGGTGGCGCACCCTCACAGACCAGGAAATACCACTGGCCGCGACTCTGCTCGGAGATGCGGCCGTTCGCCTGGATGCCGCCTGTCCGCCCTCGGTTCCCGCCACGATGCAGGAACTGGATGCGCGGCTGATTGTTTCGTGCGAGATGGTGAAGCGCGCGATGGCTTTGCCCGGCGGCATCGGCGTCACGTCGGTGCAGTCGGGTGCGGGCCCGTACCAGGAGACAACGCAGTACGCGAACCCTACGGGCGATCTGTACCTTACGAAGGCCGACAAGGCTCTCCTGGGGTGCGATGTTCAGCTGGCGTTCACGGTGCCTCTGGGATATCAGGCTCCCGCGGCAGCCGATATCACCACGCCAGGGTGGGCACCGTGATTGTCGGTGAATCTGTCGCCGTGCAGCGCCCCATAGTGGTGGGCGAGGATGCGCACGGGAACCAGACTGTAGAGCTGTCGGAGCCGGAGACTGTCGACGATGTTCTCGTCGCACCGGGACCACGCGCTGATCTCAGTGACACCAGCCGACCCGATGGTGACCGTGTCGAATGGAACTTGCATTTCCCGAAGGGCTATCCCGCGACTTTGCGCGGAGCGTTCATCAGCGTGCGCGGCGGTGAGCCTCTCCGCGTCGTGGGAGACCCCCAGCACTACACCGAACAGAACACGCCGGGTCGATGGTCGATGCCGGTGGAACTCTGGCGCGTCGACGGGTGAAGGAGGAGTGTCATGACCGTTCCCGTGAGGCTGAAGATCCGCGGTATCAACGCGGTCATGACGTCGCGTGAAGTGACATCCATCGTGGTCCGCCGCGCGCGTCTCATGGCACAGCAAGCCGGACCAGATTTTGAGGCGAACATCGTCCCCCACAAGTACACCGCACGCGCTTTCGTGCGACCGGCGAACGCGCAGGGCGCTAAACAGCAGGCGGATCACGCTGTTCTCGAGCGCGTGGTTGGGTCGCGATGAAGCTCATCGGTGTTGAGGCGATGGTTCTCCCCTTTATCCGGGGTCTCGTGCCGGGGGTGACGGTGGCAACGAAAGTGCCCACCACCCGACCTAAAACGTTCGTGCGCGCATGGGTCAACGGTGGTGCCGCAGTCAACCGTGTCCTGGAACGGGTACAGATCACGGTTGACGTATGGGCGCCTTCAACGGTCGCGGCATCCGATCTCTCAGACGACATCCGAAACGGGTTCCTCGGTGGATACACCGGGATGCCGCTCGTCCGCGGCGTCGAGGAAGTAACCAGGCCGTACTACGCACCAGACGAATCGTCCGACCGGTATCGCGCGACATACGCGCTCATGGTCCGCGCCCAGCGCTGAACCAAACCCTCTCTCCCCTCTGTCGCTGTGACAGGGGGGTTTCCCATGCCGGCCATGACCGGCTCACACCAAGGAGACACACATGGCCGTGAACGCTGCCAACGCCCGGAACTTCGGGTCCGACATCGATGCGATCCATCTCGCCCCCGTCGGGACGAGCCTGCCCACGACGATCAGCGGCGCGCTGACCGGTTTCGAGGATGTCGGGTGGCTGCATTCCGACGGCATCACGGAGACCCCGACGGGTTCGAAGTCGGAGATCCGTGGGCATCAGGGTAACGGTGTGGTCCGGACGCGGATCGAGACGCCCGGTACGACGGTGTCGTTCGTGGCGCTCGAGGATAAGGCCCAGACCCGTTCGCTGCGGTATGACATCACGAGCTCGTCGGAGACCGCCGGGGTGCGGACGGAGCAGCGCCGGCCGGGGCAGAAGGTTTCCGCGCGCGCCGCGGTCATCGACCTGTACGACTCGGATGACGTGACGATTCACGAGCGGATCGTCATCCCGCGGCTCGAGATCATCGCCGACGGTGACCGGGTGTACGTGAACAGTGACATCGCGGGGTTCCCGTTCATCGGGGAGATCATCGGCGCCTACACGGTGCTGAGCGTCGTCACCGAAGACGAGGACTGACGTGACTGGCGGCTGGGGTGACTTCGACTCCCACCCCAGCAGCCTCAACTTTGGAGTCGAAGAACCAGGAGTCGAATCATGGCTGCACGCAAGCCGGCAGATCATCAGGAGAAGCAGACGGAGCCGAAGGTCACGAAGGTGGCCGGTGGGCACAGGGTTGAGTATCTGGGCGCGTCCGCGGTCGTCAGGGATGAAGCACTCGACGACTACGAGATGCTCGATGAGCTCGTCCGGATGCAGAACGGTGACGGGACGATCGTCCCATCGCTGCTGAAGCGTCTCCTCGGCGATGACTATCAGGCGGTCCTCGACGGTCTGCGTGACCCGGAGTCGAAGCGGGTGAAGCTGACTGAGGTGACCGCGTTCCTCATGGCCGTGCTGGGGACGATCAACCCAAACTCCTGATCCTGAGCGTCGGACTCGCGCATCATTCGGATGCGTTGCGGGCGTCGCTCAGGGCTGTCTATGGAGTGAATCTCCGCACTGTGCGGGGTGAGTATTCGCCGTTCGATCTTGCTGATCTTGTTGCGTGGTTCCCGGCGGGCTGCGCTTTCTGGCGTTCTGTCGGTGGTCCGGCGTCGTGGTCGCCGGAGGAGCGTGCGCTGTACGGGCTCGACTTCCAGGTTCGGGTCCTCGACTACCGGATGCGGCAGTCGAAGGGCGAGAAGCCGAAGCCGTACCCGGAGCCGGAGTACGCGTCGCAGCGTCGCGCGGAATCGCAGAAGCAGAACCGTAAGGCGGCTGCGTACCTGCGGAGGCAACAGAACCAGCGGTGACGCGATCGGGGGTGCCGGGTGACAGCGGTGGAGGTCGCGAACGCATACGTCACGCTGACGACGAAGATGCCTGGCGTGAAGCGGGAGATCTCTTCCGCTCTGGGTGGGTCCGACGTTGACGGTGCGGTGAAGTCGGCGGGCGTCAAGTTCGGTGCGACGCTGACGAAGGCGATTTCTGGTGTCGCGGTGGCGGGGATCGCCGCGGTCGGTGCTACCGCCGCCGCTGGGCTTGGAACCGCGCTGGTCAAGGGGTTTCAGCGCCTGAACGCGATCGACACCGCATCCGCGAAGCTCCGCGGCCTCGGGAACGATGCCGCAACGGTCGACACGATCATGAGCAACGCGCTCGCGTCGGTCAAGGGCACCGCGTTCGGGCTCGGTGACGCTGCGGGCGTCGCCGCCCAGGTGGTCGCGGCCGGTATCGCACCGGGCGCTGACCTCGAGAAGGTCCTCAAGGGTGTCGCGAACTCCGCCGCCGCCGCAGGTACCGGGCTGGGCGAGATGGGTTCCATCTACGCCAAGGCCGCCACGCAGGCAAACGGTGTGCAGAACGATGTCATCAGTCAGCTCGCGGACCGCGGCATCCCGGTCTACCAGGCACTCGCTGATCAGCTCGGGGTGACCGCTGGTGAAGTGTTCGGGCTCGCTTCGGCGGGAAAGATCAGCTTCCAGCAGTTCCAGGACGCGGCGATCGCCGCTTCGGGCACGGTCGCGTCGGAACTCGGCGGCACTGTCAAGGGTTCCCTCGACAACCTCATGTCATCCCTGGGTCGTATCGGTGCAGGGCTGCTGGGTGGCGTGTTCGGTCAGCTTGCACCGACGATCCAGGCGGTCACTGGGGCTCTCGGACCACTCGAGGTCATCGCCGGGAACGTCGGTCAGAAGATCGGACAGTTCCTCGCTCCAGCGTTCGAACTGATCCAGTCCGTGTTGACGAGCGGATTCGACTTCTCGATGTTCGGGGAGCTCCTGTCGTACCTGTCGCCCCTCGGGTTGGCGTTCAAGGTCCTCGAACCGATCCTCCCGGTGATCCTCAACACGCTGATGATGATCGGGCAGACCGTCGGGGGCGCGCTGATCTCCGCGGTGCAGGCTCTGCTGCCGGCGTTGCAGACTGTCGCATCGATCTTCGCGGATGTCCTCGCTGAGGTTCTCGCGCAGACACTCCCGGTGTTCGTGCAGCTCGGGTCACTGATCGGTGAACTGGTCGCGGGAATCGCTCCACTGATCGTGCAACTGGTGAGCGCGTTGGTCCCCGCGTTGAGCATGCTCGCACCGATCGCGGCCGCCATTCTTCCGGTGTTCCGGGACATCATCCCGGTGTTGTCGACGCTCGTTCAAGCTATCCTCCCCGTCTTGTCCGCGTTGATCCAGGCGCTTGCCCCGATCTTCACGACGCTGATGGCGGCGATCATCCCGATCATCGAACCGATCCTTGAGCTCGTCTCCCCACTGCTCGAACTGGTGACGACGATCCTGCAGCCGTTGATCAACCTTCTCGGTGTGCTGATCCCGATCGGGCTGATCCCGTTGCAGGCCGCGTTCGAGTTCCTCGGACCGGTCATCGCTGGTGTCGCGGAGGCGCTCAGTTCGATCCTCATGCCGATGATCCAACTCATTCAGGACGTTCTCTCTGGCCTGGTGACGTTCCTCACGGGCGTGTTCACGGGCAACTGGGAGCAGGCGTGGCAGGGTGTGCAGGACATTTTCTCGGGCATCTGGGAGGGCATCCGGAACATCGCTGTCGGTGTCATCAACGGCATCATCGACCTGATCAACGGGTTCATCGGGGGCCTGAACGGGTTCGGCGGGTTCCTGTCAGATCTCACCGGTGGTGCCGTCGGTATCGACATTGGCACGATCCCTCACCTCGCGCAGGGAGCCACTGTGCAGCCCCGTCGGGGTGGGACGCTTGCTGTCCTCGCTGAGGCAGGCCGACCCGAGTCCGTGGTTGATACTGGGCTACTGAATGCGGCTTTGGAGAACGGTATCGCCGGTTCTCGTTCTGGTCCCCTTGTGGTCGTGAACCCGGGGCCGGGCATGGATGAGCAGGTGATCGGTGTCGTCGCCGCACGTGAGATCTCGTGGCAGATGGGCGGTGGATGATGCTCACCGTCCATATCGAGGGGGTCACGTTCGAGGGATGGGCGCGGGATTTGGACGCCGCATATGTCATCGGCCCGGACGGGTGGTCAGGGTGGGATGACGGTGTCGATGTACGCCGCGATGAAACAGCCCGGCCGGGAGCGCATGGGTCGTTCGACACCCCCGGATATCTTTCCGCGCGGGTGATCACTATCTCCGGGTCGATCATCGCGAGATCACCGACGCAACTCGCGGCGATGTCCGACCGGCTGACGGGGCTGATCGCTGACGGTGACAAGGCGCGCATCAGCGTCCAGAACGACTTCGGCACCACGTACGCGGATGTTCGGTTGGCGTCCAAGACGCAGGTGCGAGTGAACGGTGCCACGGGCACAGATGCCGAGTTTCAGGTGAACTTGTGGGCTCCGGATATGCGCAAGTACGGCGAAGTGAACTCGTTCGCGGGTTCCTCCGTGGATGTGTTCCACAGGGGCAACTTCCCGGCGGTCCCGACCATCACTGTCGTCGGCCCGAGGTCTGCACCTTACAGCGTCTCATCGCAGGGACGGACTGTGACGGTGACGCAGGCGCTCACGTCGGGACAGACCCACGAGATCGACATGTCGACGGGTTGGGTGCTCCGCAACGGTGTGTTGCAGCTCAGTGTGACCTCCGCGGCGGACGTGTTCACGATCCCGCCGGGGGTGCCGGCGACGGTTACGGGGCCGGCGTCGATGACGGTGTCGGTGTCTGACACGTACGTGTGAGGGGGTCGCCATGTGGCAGGTGGTGATCTTCGAGACCCGCACGGGGGCACCGATCCTGGACGTCACGTCTCTTGTGGGGTCAGCTTCCTGGTCGACCCGTCGGAACGGTCAGGGTACGGGATCGCACTCGCTCCGGCTGACCGGGGCCGGCATACCCCGATCAGTGGTCGAGGAGATCACTCGCGGCAACAAGTACACGATCGCGCAGATCTGGTCCGATGGGACGGTCGCGTATGCGGGTGTTCTTGTCGACGAAGACTGGGATGAAGTCGCGCAGACGTCAGAGTTGCAGTCGAAAGAGATCCGCGCGTTCGTGGTTCCTGGTCGGATGCTGTTCGGTGTTCTCGACTATGCGCCCGATGGGATTGCGTTGACGATCGCGAACCGGTCGTACTCGTCGGCCGTGCGGCGGCTGTTTCAAGCGGCGATGGCGCCGTCGTCGGAATGGGTTCTGCCGATCCCCGTGACCGGGCTGGCGGACACGGTCGGTGGGTTCTCGGCGACGTGGCGCAAGGAAGAGCAGCTGACGTGGGAGAACTGCTTGAAGCAGATCGAGGACGACGGTTGTGAGGTTATGCTCCGCCCGTATCTGTCTGGTGGGTCTTTGTTCTGGGAGCCGATCGTCGCTGTCACGGTGACGATCGGGTCGCCGTGGGATCTCGCGGTTCGTGCGCCGGGTTCGTTGCTGACGGAGCCGAAGGTGAAGTTCTCGTCGGAGCGGAGCGTGACCGGGATCCTCGGGTTCGGGAAGGGGACCGGTCAGCAGACCCCGTTCGCGTACGCGCCGACTTCTGGTTCCGGTGCGACGGATCAGCCCATCCGCGACACGGTGGTCACGTTCGCCGACATCGAAGACCAGACACGCCTGCAGGCGGCTGTGGATGCTGAGTACAACAGTCGTCGGGATCGGGCGGAGAAGTGGTCGTACGGGGTGCATATCTGGCCTGATGGGCCGGCTCGGTCCATGCCGGGTCGGGTGCACAGGTTGTGGACGTATGGGTCCGCCCGTCTCCCTGACGGGTTCAGGGATAGGCGCGTGATCGCGCTGTCGGGCGATATGAGTTTCAAGGTGACACCGGAGGTACAGAATGCCGATTGATGACTTCATGGACCCGTGGGCCGCGATCCGGAAGCTGCAGGATGATGTGCGTCGGCTGCAACGGTCGAACCCGCTCGAGAACTCGTCGATCACCGACGGTATTCTCCGCATCATCCGCGGCACTCTGCGGGTCGAGGGCGGCGGGACGCTGATCGTCGAGGGCACGTTCTCCGTCGATGGCACGACGACGGTCACGGGGACGTTGACGGTGACGGGTCCATGGTCTCTTGAGGGTGACGGGACCATCACGGGTGCGACGTCGATCACGGGTGATGTGACGATCGAGGGTGACGTCGACGTGACCGGTGCGGGGCGGATCAAGATCGGGAACATCACTCTCGACCCTTCGACCGCTGGCGGTCAGATCAACTTCTCCGACGGGCGCCGCATCGACGCCGGGTCAGGATTCCTCGGGATCTACGACGGTTCCCGCTTCGTGGTGTTCAACTCGTCCGGCGTCGCGATCAACGGCGGCGGGCCGACCCTCTTGGTCGGTGCTGACGGTATCTACGCGACCGGGCTGTCGACGGTGGCGCAGTCACTCGTGCCGGGGTCTTTCCCCGATGCCATCGTCTACTACAGCGGGGAGTTCCGTCGAGTCGTGCCTTAGGGGCAGAGGAACGCGCGCGCCGCGGTCAGGATGGAAACCGTGTCGATGTAGCGGCCACCACTATTCGGCTTCTCTCCCTCGATTACGCTCATCGTTTCCCAGTTCTCTCCACTCGCGTACCGCGTGCAAGCATCGCGACCAGCGGTGACGAGTTGGTCGTCTGTGGCATCGGGGATCTGCGTCTGGATGCCGGCGAGCAGATCGCGGACTTTCACCAGGTAGGCGGCTTCGTCGCCGCCCGCTGCGGATGCCGGTGTGGTCGCGACGAGCGGCGCATCCGTGGCCGCGGGTCCGACGTGATCGGTTCCGAGCCCGGCGGTGGCCGTGGGCGCCGCTTCTGTCGGTGCGGGTGTGACGGTGCCGGCGCATCCGGTCAGCATCACGACGAGCACTGTTGCGGCCGTGATGGCTGCTGTTACTTTGGGCATTGCTGACCCCTTCTCGGTCGGCGTTGCCCCTCATCAGTGACAGCTGGTGGGGGGCTTTTCTCGTGCCCGTCAATCTATCGCAGCGCGCATTCCGCGCCTAGTGCCCTATGCGGGCGTGGTTTGGAGGGCTGATGTCGACAGCGACGTACACCGTGAAACTCGTCGATATCGGCGTTCACGTTCTGGGGGACTGGATGCCGCGGCTGACGATCCGCCCGGAGATCGAGGCGACACGGCCAGGGGTTCTCGTCGCGAGCAAGCGGATGCCCGTGGTGGTCTCTGGCTCCGACGGGTCCATCTCCGTGACGTTGATTCCGTCGAACGAACTCGTCGGCGCTGACGGTCGGGTGGGTGTGAAGTACCTGATCGACGTCGCGTTCTTCGATGAGGCGTGGGATGGGAGATCTCGTCTCGTCGAACACAACCAGTGGAAGTTCACCGCGGCGCCTGGAGGCGGCGACATCGCGACGATGGGCGATGGCCCGTCCCTGGCGTTGTACGTGGGCCCGCCTTGGCCATCATCCCCCCTGCCCGGTACCTACTTCGAGCCCGCTTCTGGCGATCTCGGATACTACGAAATTGAGGTGCACTGATGGCGCTTCCTGTGTGGGTCACGTTCCTCGCGAACCTCCGCGGCGCTCAGGGGCCGGTGGGTGCCCAAGGTCCGGTGGGCCCTCAGGGGCCGCCGATCCCGACCGGGCAGGTCACCGCCGCTGTGGATGCAGCCGTCACGTCGAAGCTCGGGCTCGCGAAGTGTGTGCACCTCGAGTCCGGCAAATGGGTGTGGGACGGTGCCGCCGCACCCGCCGCAACCCACTACCTGATCCCTGACGACACGGGCGCGTTGATCGCCCGACCGACCCCGTTCCCGACCCCCTCGGCCACCGTGCCGGAACTGACCTGGTAGGAGCCCGATCATGGCTGACGCGAACAAGACCCTCATCACCCGTGCTGAGTTTTCCAGCATCATCACCCCGGCGACGGGGCGCCGCGCGCTCCTCATCGACGGGGAGACGACCGAGCTGGGAGACACCGGCCCCCGCGACCTCTCTGGTCTGTTCATCACCTCGGCGGTGGCGTCGGGGCAGGTGGTCGTGCAGCGACGCGGGAACGTCGTCGAGTGGCAGCTCATCAATGTGGTCCTGCCCGCCGGTGCGACCGCATCGTGGCCGATCCTCAGCAACACGGATCTCGGAGGCATCCTCGCTCCGTTCATGGGATCGTCGGGGTCGCGCCTGTCCACGGGCATCGTGAACGGTGGCGACACGGCCAGGGTGCGCGTGTCGAACGGCGGGAACGTGGAGCTCCACTACGCCGAGACCGGTGTCGCCTGGAACTTCACCCTCACCCTGCTCACCGACCGCGCCTGGCCGACGACCCTGCCTGGCGTGGCACTGGGCAGCCCGGTGGGTGTCTGATGCCGGGGTACCTCTCCGTCAACGACGACCGTACGCTCACCCCCGCGGGCAAGGCCGTCGTCGCGAAGGACTTTGTGCCTCGTGGTGAGCTCGCTGGCATTCAGGTGCCTGCTCGGGCCGGCACACGCACCGGCCTGTGGCTGCCGCCCGTGTACAGGTCCGACGCCGCCGCGCTGATCCGCATCCGCGGGCAGATCGCCGCAGCGCTCTACGCAGGGGTCGACTTCGAGATCGCGTGCATCGGCGACTCGAAGACGAAAGGCACTCTGACGCAGGTCGGCAAGCAGCCGGACCGCTCATGGCCGGGTGTGATCCGTCGCGCCCTCGGGGGCGTGGAGGGGTTCATCACCGCTGCGCCTGCGTCCGAGGATGACCGATGGGCGCTCACGAACATGGAGCGCGGCACCGACACAAACCTCGACGGTGTCGCCACGATCGACGCGGGCGCGGCATCCGGCCTGTCGTTCGCGTACGCGGAGGCGCACACGGGCGGCGCGTTCTGGGTGTACTCCGCGGCCGGCGGGACGGTCACGGTCACCGTCGACGGCGGCGCGGCGCAACCGTTCACCGTCCCCGCGGGGGGTGGGTTCACCGCGATCACCCCGACTGTCACCGGAACCGCAGCGCACACGTACGTGCTCAGCACGACGGCGAGCGTGCGAGTGCGAGGCTTCCGGCCCGCCTTCGCGACGCCTCGACTGAAGATCACGAACCTCGGGCGCCCGACCGCCGCCGCCTCGCACTGGGCGGCAGGGAACCCGATCGGACTGTGGGAGTCGTTTCGCACGATCGTCCCCACGCCGGGCGCGATCTTCTGCCAGCTCGGCACGAACGCCGCATCCTCCGGTGGCATCCCGACCGTGTTCACGCAGATCGCCGCCGTCACGGACAACGCGGTCGTCGTCGCGCCCGGCGGTATCGGCACCACCCCCGACACGCAGTACGGCGGCATGTACCTCGCCGTCTGGAATCAGGCCGACATGTACGGCATCCCGCTGATCGACTTCGCGACGGTGATCGGCAACCACGACCAGGCTGACGCGCGCGGGCTGATGGCTGACATCGTCCACGAGAACGCGGTCGGTCACGCGTGGGAAGCCGCCGCGGTCCTCGCGACCATCGGCCTGTAAACCCCACCTGATTGAGCCCCCGGCATTGTCGGGGGCTTTCGCATGCCCCGAGGAGGACGCATGAGCCTGCCGATCCCGTTCGCATCGAACACGATCAGCCTCGACTACGGCGACACCGGCTACCCGTACTCGTCGGCGTCCCCGCACAACGGTGTGGACTTCGGTGACAACGGAGTCCGAGCAGGGTCGGTGATCCTCGCCTCCGGCGACGGTGTCGTGCACCGGTCCGGGTGGGAGTCGGGCAGTGCGTGGCCGACGATCGACCGACCCAACGTCAACGCGGGCAACTCGATCGATGTCGACTACCCGGCTGAGGGTGTGCGTGTCCGGTACATGCACCGACCGGTCGGCTCCCCATCACCCGCCCGTGGCGACACCGTCGCGCTTGGGACGGTCCTGGGCGTTGTGGGCGCAACGGGGTACGTCACTGGCCCGCACCTCCACATGGAGGCGTGGGACCTGTCCACGGGTCAGCGGGTGTCGCCGTGGCGGTACTTCAGCCGGACCCTCACCGTCACCGACGCGCTCGCCAACCCGGCAGCGAATGGCGGCGCGAAGCCGTTCCCCAACCCCACCCCGACTTTCGCCATCCAGGAGGACGACATGCCCAACCCCATCGCCTACGTGAAGGGCGACAAGTCGCCCGAGGTGTACGCCGTGTACCTCGCGGCGTGCGACACGAACAACCCGACCCAGGGCGCCGCGTACTGCGCCCGCCGGTATGTGCTCCCCGGCGAGCTCACGATCGTGCAGGGGGAGGGCTTCAAGGTGAAGCAGATCCCGCAGGCGCAGCTCGATCTGCTGCCCAAGGTCGCCGGGTCGAAGTGATCCGCCGCCTCTGGGCGGCGACGATCTGGCATCCGGCCGCGATCCCAGCATCTGAGGGTGAGATCGCGCGGGACGTGAAGCGGTGGGTGCTTCCGCTGATCGACGCCGCGCTCATCCTGGGGAGCATCCTCGGGCTCAACGGGGGGATGCCGACGTTCGCGATCGTCTACAACGAGACCGTCTCGCAGGTCGCGTCGGTCGCGGTCTTGGCCGCTGGGGTCGGGTGTCTGATCGGTGTCGCGTTCCCTCGCCTGTGGCTGCTGGAGTTCATCAGCAAATGTGCGCTCAGCTTCATCCTCCTGCTGTACGCGGCGCTGCTGCTGGCCCTGGCCACGTCGGAGTACCCCGCGCGTGGCTTCATTGCTGGGGTGTGCGCCGGGATCACCGTCCCGCTCGTGGAACGGATCATCTGGCTCGGGCGGGAGTACCGACGCCGCAAGACACGGAAGACGACGCAATGACGTTCCTCGAGGTGATCGGCGCGCTGAGCCCGCTTTTCATCCTCACCGGCGTCATCATCACCGCAGTCCTCTCCCTTCGCGGCAAGACCCGTGAAGTCGGTGTCGCAGCGGCCACCGCTCAGGAGTCCGCGATCGCCGCCCGCATGGACGACGCCATCGAGCTGTCGGCCGTCATGCGCGCAGCGATCGAAGCGGAGGTCGAGCGTCAGGTCGCACCGATGCGGGAAGCGCTGCAGAAGGTCAAGGACGAGTCCCGCGAGATGCACGACGCCGTCCGTGCCCGCGAAACGCAGCTGTGGCTGTGGGATCAGCGCGGCCGACCCGGCGACCTCCCCATGCTGCCCTCTCCGATCCTGCAGCGTCTCGGCCTCGGCCACCTCGTCTCCGGTCCTTCCGAGGACACCGAACCCATCAAGGAGTAGTCATGACTGATCAGATCATCCCCACGGCTGTGAAGCTCGCCGCGAAGCGCGGGTTCGTCCGCACGACCACGCAGGCGTACGCCGCGACCCTGACCGCAGGCTTGCCGTCGGCGACCGCGATCGTCGCGCTGATCCAGGATCCCACCGGCTGGCTTCTCGCGGGCATCACCGTCGGCCTCGCGGTTCTGTCGCCGCCGGTCGCGGGTCTGGTGTCGTACCTGTCGATCACGTCCGACGGCATCCCGAAGGCTTACACGGATGCGACTCTCGTCGCGCAGGCGGCGCTATCGGATGCGGAGCAGTCGGCGGATCAGCAGGCGGCGACCTCGCGGGTGCTGCGCCGTGACATGAAGGGGGACTGATGCCGGTTCTGGACGTAGCTGCGACGCTCCGCGCATTGGGTGGTGATGAGCCACTACCGACGGGTGTGATGCAGGTCCGATACCTGACCGCCCCCACGGTCCTCGCCGTCACTGTCGAGGGGGCGGAGGCACGGTTCTCCCCGGTCATCGAGATCAACATCACGGACGGCTCCCCGATCGTCACGGTGGATGTGCCAGCGACGGATGAGCGCTGCTACGCGGTGGTCACCATCGACCCGACCTCCGGGCGCACGGCAGGCCGGTACACGTCCGGCCCGGTCGCGATCCCCGCCGACGCGGAAACGCTCGCGGATCTGATCCCGGTGGACCCGGCAACGTACCAGCCGTCAACGGATGCGGTGGCCGCGTGGACGTTGATCCGTGACGAGGTTGTCGGCATCCGTGACGAGATCGAATCTCTGGCGGTGACGGTCGCCCCGGACCCCGACAACCCGGATCTGCTGATCCTGACCTACCCGGCTTTCATGCTCGCTCCTGATGGGACGAGCATCGTCCTCCCGATTGGAGTGTGACCTGTGGCGACGCAGTCTTCCCGTGTGCCCGTGCTCGTGCAGGACACCGATGGTGTGTGGCGGTTTCCCGATGAGTACGCACCCGCCTCTGTGGCGGAGGATGCGACCTCGGCGGCCGCATCCTCCGCGTCCGCCTTCGGCGCAGCCGCAGACGCGAGCGCGGCGGCCGCGCAGGCTGCAGCGGACGCAGCTTCCGCGGCAGTCGCGAAGACCGCCGCGGAAACGGCCGCTGGGTCGATCGACGCCACAGTCACCACGAAGGTCACGACGGCCATCGCAGCACAGAAGGCACTCCCATCCGGGCTGGCTTCTCTCGACGCGAACGGCAAGGTGCCGACTGCTCAACTGCCCGCGTCGTCGGGTGGCGCGGAGGTTATCCAGATCCTGCAGGTCGGCGACTCGCTGACAGAGAACTGGGGCAACAGCAACAACAACATCGAGATCAAGAACGCCTACGGGGTCGACAACGTCGTGGACATCGGCAAGGGCAGCCAGACCTCTCCGCAGATCTCTGCCCGCCAGGGCGGCGTCCCGGTGCTTCTGACCGTGACGGGTGGGAAGATCCCCGCGAGCGGGTCGATCGGCGTGACTGTCAGCACGAACCTGTTCTACACGAACGCGTCTTCGGGAACGACGACACAGGCGGGTACCCTCGGCGGCGTCCCGGGTGTGCTGCAACGAGTGAAGACCAGCGGCGTCTACACCTACACGTTCATCCGTGACGCCGCGGGCGCAGAGGTTGCGGTGCCGAACCCCGCACCGTTCCTCACCGGGTATGACTGGCGCAACCGGGCGATGACGATCTGCATCGGACGCAACGATGTTCTCGACTCCACTCCTCAGCAGATCGTGGACCGTATCCGCGGGATCATCGAGTGGAACCACCGCGATCCGTCGCAGCACATCGTCCTCTCGATCCCCGCGAACCGGACCCTGGACTCTCCCGGGTCGTCGGGACGGTTCGCGCTCGACGCGGTCAACGCGGCGATCAAGGCCGCTTTCCCGAGGCAGTGGGTCGACTGGGCGGGATACCTCACGTCGACGGTCACGCTCCAGCAGGTCGGTATCACCCCGACCTCGCAGGATCTGATCGACATCGCCGATGGGATCACCCCGACGTCGTTCCGCGGCGATGGTCTGCATTTCAACGCGGTCGCCTACGATGCGATCAACGTGCTGATCCTGCGGGAGATGGCCTCCCGGGGGTTGACACCCTTGGTGACGCCGGTCGCGCCGACGATCACCACAACCGCGCTGCCGTCGATGACGGTCGGGGTGGCCGTGTCGGGGTCGGTCACCGCGACCGGAACGGAGGCGATCACTTTCTCGGTTGTGAGCGGTGCTCTGCCGGCCGGGGTGTCGATGTCGTCGGCGGGGGTGCTGTCCGGAACTCCGACCACGGCGGGTGCGTACACGGTGACCGTGCGGGCGTCGAACGGTGTCGGCAACGTCGACAAGACGTTCGCTGGGACGGTCAGCGGGATGGCCCTGCACTCGTATGGGCTCACCGACGCGACCCACCGGTATGTCGGCTCCTCCCTGCCCGATATCGGGCAGCTCGCGACGTCCTGGCCGGATGTCATCGGCACGATGCACATGGCCCACAGCGGGACGACCGCGAAGGTGGAAGCCGGTCCCGGCGGTGTCGACAAGGCGTTCGTCACCCCGAACACGGCGACGTCGGCGAACACGCAGCGCGTGTACAACACCTCCGGCGACAACACTGTCCGCACTGTCGTGGTCGTCTACAACAACCGGACCCCCGCGAACGTGCAAGCGAACCTCGTGTCGATCGGCGGCGGGAACCTCGCCCTGGGCCGAGGGTCCAACGGTGTCGTCGCAGCATCCGTCACATCCGGTTCTCTCGCGCAGAGCACCGGATCGATGGTCGCGGGGTGGAAGGTCGGGTTCGCCTGGTACGACGAGGCGACGAACGAGCTCGGTATCGACATCAACGGCACCGAAGCCGTCGTCACCACCACCCGCGGCGCAGCTCCGAGTACCACGGCCATGATCGGCGTGAGCGGTGGGGCAGCGGTCGATGTCGCGATGGCCGAGGTCATCATGTTCAGTCGTGTGATCACCGACGCGGAACGGGCAACCGTCCGCACCGCGTTGAAGGCCCACTTCGCCGCGATCGACGCCTGAACACAGCGAAACCACGACGGCCCTCGTTCTCTCCATCAACGGAGAGGACGGGGGCCGTCTTTTCGTTCTCTCCAACTCGCATCCAGAGCGATACGTTAACGGT